AATCGCGAGGAATGGCCGATGACGCGATCCTGATCCGACAGCCCCATGGCGGCGCGCTATTTCCGCCCCGTCCAAGCGACGGGCGCTCCGGCTGGCGCAAGACCAAACACGAGGCGCATCAGGCGCTCCGGGCAATGACGCCTGAGGCGATGGAACGTCTTCGGTCCCTCATGCAATCCGACGATGAACGCGTGGCGATGGTCGCGTCCAAGGAAATCCTGGATCGCGTGCTCGGCAAGCCGTCCGACGCCCCGCAAATGGTGGACGAGGAAGGCAACGCGATCGATTTGAACCACCTGTCCCCCGAAGGCCGCACGAAGCTGGCGGAAGCGCTGGCTACGATCCGACTGCTGACAGGTAAAGGCCCGTCCATTGCTGGATGACGTCGACCTTTCCGATCTGACCGAGATTGAGGAAGCTCTCGCACGCGCGGAACTGGATGCCGAACGCGAGGACTGCGCTGAATCGCTCGCTGTGTTTGTTCAGCACGCATGGCGTATTTTGGAACCGGCCGCGCCCTACCTGCACAACTGGCACCTCGAAGCGATGTGTGAACATCTCGAAGCGATATCGGACGGGTTGGAAATTGACGGCCAGCCCTACAACCGGCTGCTGATTAACGTCCCGCCGGGCGCGATGAAGTCCCTTCTCACGTCGGTATTCTGGCCGGCATGGGAATGGGGGCCGCGAGGCGAAACGCACCTTCGATACATCTGTGCCTCCCACTCCCAGGACCTTGCGGTTCGGGACAGCCTGAAAATGCGTAGGCTCGTGACGAGCGAAGGGTATCAAGAGCGCTGGCCACACGTCGTTATGACGTCCGACCAAAATAGCAAACTCAAATTCGAAAACACGGACTCGGGGTTCCGCCAAGCTATCGCCGCCGGATCGATTACCGGTGTTCGCGCCCACCGCGTCATTATCGATGATCCGCACTCCGTCATGGGCGCGGAATCAGAGCAAGAACGGAAAACGACGGTTCAATGGATGCGCGAAGCCGTCCCGCTCCGCCTGGATGATCCGATCGCCTCGGCCATCGTTGTGATTATGCAGAGGTTGCACGAGGACGACGTGGCCGGAGCGCTGCTCGAAGCCGGTCTTGGGTATGACCATCTGATGCTGCCCATGCGTTTCGACCCCCTGCGCGCCGCCCCCACACGCATCGGGTTTGTCGATCCGCGGGAAGAGGCGGGCGAGTTGCTATTTCCGGATCGGTTCCCGGAGGAGGTAGTCGACCGGGACGAACGGGCGCTGGGACCCTACGCGACGGCCGGACAGTTCCAGCAAGAGCCGATGCCGCGCGGGGGCGGCGTTATCAAACGCGAATGGTGGCAGCTATGGGACAAGCCGGCATACCCACCCATGACGCACATTGTAGCTTCACTGGACACGGCCTACACGACGAAAGCGGAAAACGACTTCTCGGCCTTGACGATCTGGGGAATTTACTCCGCCGACCCAGTCGCGCGGGAAATGATGATGCCGGACGGAACGGTGACGCGCGCCTACTCCGAGCACGGGTCCCGGATCATGCTTATGGCGGCGTGGGCTGAACGGCTTGAACTGCACGATCTGGTCCAGAAAACCGTCCAGACCTGCAAGAAGTTCAAGGTTGACACGCTGCTGATCGAGAACAAAGCCAGCGGCTACAGTGTCGCGCAAGAACTGCGCCGCCTGTTCGCATGGGAAGACTGGTCGGTAAAGCTGGTCGATCCGAAGGGGCAGGACAAGCTGGCGCGCCTGTATTCCGTTCAGCATTTGTTCTCGGAAAGCATGGTATTCGCCCCCGATCGGTCGTGGGCGGATCAGGTAATCACGCAAACCTCTGTTTTTCCGCGCGGAAAGCACGACGATCTGGTAGATACGGTGTCGCAAGCCCTCCGGCACGTCCGGGAGATCGGGGTTTTGGAGCGGAACGAGGAGCGTATGGCCGAGATGTCGGAAGCACTTCAATATCACAGCGGGGCCTTCGCGCCCTTGTATCCATCGTGACCGACCGTATGCCGACCGCCACCGAGCAAGACCAGCACGAGCGGGCAGCGTCGCCCGCTGCGGTCGGCATACGGTCGGTCACGACCGAGAGCACCCCCGATGTCTGACGCCCTCCTGTCCTCCCGCATGCCGGCCTCCCCCGTAGGCTTCGGCGTGCTCCAGACCCTGCCGATCGTCCCCGACCCGGAACCGGACGGCGAACCCGCTGTCGTGCTGGAGTTGGAAAACGACGACGGCACTGTGACCGTCTCGCTCGACGGCAAGTCGCTGGTAGACGACGAGGACGCCGCCCCACCCGGCTGGTATGACAACCTCGCGGAACGCGTGGACGCCGATGAACTGGGGCGCGTGGCGAACGACCTGCTGCGCGGCATCAACGACGACATAACGAGCCGAAAGGACTACATCGAGTCCCGCGCCGAGGGGTTGAAGCTGCTCGGACTGCGCTCCGAGATCGGCGACTCCGTAGGCGACACGAACGGCGTGGCCGGCACCAGCCGCGTCCGGCATCCGCTGTTGCTGGAGGCGCTGTTGCGGTTCCAGGCGAACGCCCGATCCGAGATGTTGCCAACCGATGGCCCTGTGAAGGTCAGAAACGACGCGATCGGCTCCACGACCGAACAGGACCGGCTGGCCGACGCGCTGGAGAAGGACCTGAACCACTATTTGACGGCCACGGCGACGGAATACTACCCGGACACTGACCGCATGCTGCTGATGCTCGGGTTTGGTGGGTCCGCGTTCAAGAAGGTCTATTTCTGCCCGATCCGCCGTCGCCCCGTCAGCGAGTCCGTGGACGCCGCCGACCTGATCGTAAATCAGTCGGCGACCGATCTGCGGAACGCCCGGCGGGTGACGCACCGCGTCGTGATGACGCACTCGGTGCTGAAGCGCCTGCAAATCCTGGGCGTCTACCGCAACATCCCCCTGACTGTGGCCGCCCCTATTCCAACGGACGCGCTGAAGCAGGAACAGCAGTCTATCGCCGGTATCGCGCCGATCTACTCCGCCGAAGCGAACGAGGATCGGGAGATTTACGAGTGCTACTGCGAGTTGGACCTGAAGGGGTTCGAGCATAAATGGAAGGGTAAGCCGAGCGGGCTTGAGGTGCCTTACCGCGCGACGATCGATGTAGCCACGCAGCAGATACTGTCGTTGGTGCGGGACTACCCGCCGAGCGACGACGACCTGCCGCAGAAGCGCGATACGTTTGTGAAATACGCGTTCGTCCCAGGTTTCGGGTTCTATGATATCGGGTTGCTGCACATCCTCGGGAACACCACGAACGCCCTGACCGCGGCGTGGCGCGAACTGCTCGACGCCGGGATGTATGCGTGCTTCCCCGGCTTCCTGTATGGCGATACCGGCGGGCGGCAGAATACGAACATGTTCCGGGTTCCGCCCGGAGGCGGCGCGCCAATCAAGACGCAAGGGGCGCGCATCCAGGACGCCGTCATGCCACTGCCCTACAAGGAGCCATCCCAAGCCCTGATGCAGTTGGCGGACAACATGGCGCAGACCGGCATGCGTGTTGGCGGGACCAGCGAGCAGGCTGTGGGCGAGGGGCGCGCGGATGCTCCGGTCGGGACCACGCTGGCGATGATCGAGCAGGCGCAAAAGGTTCTGAACGCCGTCCACAAGCGCATGCACGCAGCCCAGGCCGACGAGTTTCGCCTGTTGGTCAAGGTATTTCGGGAACACCCGGAGAGCTTCTGGGAGCGGTGCCGGAAGCCGACGATGCAGTGGAACGAAGAACTGCTGATCCAGGCGCTGAACGACTGTGAACTTGTCCCCCAAGCCGACCCAAACACGGCAAGCCACTCTCAACGGTTGATGAAGGTCGCGGCGCTGAAGCAGCTTCAGGCGGCCCAGCCCGGCCTCTACGACCCGATCGCCGTGGATAAGATGGCGCTGACGGCCCTTGGGTGGTCGAACCCCGAGCAGTTCATGGCTCCGCCCGCCGCCCAGGGCGCGCCGCCTCCCGAACTGCTGGCCGCGCAGGCGAAGGCGGCGTCGGAAGCGAAGACGGCGGACGCGCGGATGCTCGGCGCGCAGACCGGCGCGGCACTGGCGCAGGCAAAATTGATGAACCCCGATCAGTCCGGGCCGTCCGAGATGGATTTGGCGTTGAAGGCAAAGGCCGAGGACACGCGGGCGCGGCAGATTGAGTTTCAGCAGCAGCGCGCGGGTGCGGACGACTTAAATCGCGACAAGGACCGTGAAGCCGATCTTGCAATCGAGCAAGCGAAGCTGGTAGCGGACATGTTGCGCCTTGACGCGGAGAGCGCACTACCCGTGGGCGCGGTGCAGGAAGCGCTCACGGACTTGGGGAACGGTATTCATGGGACGGGTTAGCCGGGTTCTGGACTGGTCGAAGCCGCTGAAGGACCAACCGGCGTTCGTTGTGGCCGCTGTTCGCGCGGCTTTGAAACCCCGTAGGGCGTACCAATCTGACGGCGAGGTCGGCGGGGACACTGGGGTCGGCGCGGGAGACAACGACGGCGGCCCAAACGACGCAGGCGCAGGTAACGGCCCGTCCGCCGGCGCTGGAGAGGGCACCGACACCTA